TCTTGCTAACTTCTCAAGAGCTAATGTTAATTGCTCTGAGAACTCATCAACAATTGGGTTACCACCAGCTAGACCTAATTTGTCAGCTGCTGTAACTGTTCCATCACCATCTGAAGAGTTGATAATATTTGCACTCAAGTCAAATGGATTTTGATGTTGATAAGTAGCCATAGCAGTATAAGACATTTTTACACCTTTATGGAAAACCTGAGTAACTCCTGTAAACGCAACTCTGTCTCTACCTAAGTATTCTGTAGGTTGAGCGCCTTCTTGACCTTTAGTAGGTTCAGAAGAAATTGTTGCATTGTCAGCTACCTGAATTTGCCAGAAAGTTGATTGCAATACTTTACCGCCATTTAAACCACCGATTGCGGAGAGGAAGGGAGTCCTTTGACCACCAACACGAAATAACTCACCAGTAAAATTATTAATATTCTGGGAGTAAATTGTACTACCTGTCAGCGAAATTGCTGCCATTTTGCACCTCCGTATTTAGTTGTTTAGCTTGTACTTAATTTATTTGTTGTTCTTTTCGTCTTCCATCAGAGTAAGTTTTGCTCGGATAGCATCTTTAGTACTACCTTTTGCAACAATCTCTTGGAGTTGTCCAAGAACATCTTCTGGTACGTCACTTTTCGAATTTGCATCAAGTGCTGCAACTCTAGCTCTAGCATCGTCCTGAACAGGTTGTTCCTCAACAGGTTGTGTGATGTCCTCTTGGACCACATTGCCTGCCTCATAACCATACTCGGCTTTTGCAAACTCGGAGACTGCTTCTAAAGTAGCTTCTCCGTCATACACTTGTTTTAGGGCTTTACCAAAACCTTTTGATGTTTCAAGACCCATCTGATTGAATATTCCATCCATCTTCTCAGCCTTTAGAGATTCCAATTCTGCTGTTAATTTAGCGTTCTCTTCACTCTTTCTTTCAATGGTTTCACGCATTGCCTTTGCTCCAGAATTTTCTGGTGCATCATATTCGTTCATATCGTACCTCCTCACAGTGTTTACCTATCAGATTAAGCCTGTGGAACCTAATCGCGGTGTTACCCTTCACACTTGACTTTCGGGCTGGGTAACTAATCCCTAAGTCCTTACTCTGCGGTTTTTATACAAGCTTTCTACGCAGGCTTTGAAAGCTGATTGCAGGTCTATTAAGCGGACCACGCAACGCTAATCCTTATTATACACTATCCTTCAAGAAGTCCAGTAACTTTACCATCTTTTTTCTTAGCGCCAACTCTTGCAGATGACATAGTTTTAGCTTCTCCTTGTAGTAAATCAATCTCTTCTTGAGCTGCTGCATCTCCAATTGTAGCTGATTCTAAAGTACCAACACCAAATTCTCTACCAGTTTGAGCTGCCATTCCACCTAATCTTCCAGCTACTTGATATAATTGTCTAGCTTTTTCTTGTGTTAATCCAGCTTGTTCTAAGGCTTTAGCTCTTTCAAAGTTTACACTGAAACCAGCTGCCATACCTTCTGCTTGAATTTGTACACTCTTTATATTTCCTTTTAATAATTTATCATTAATCTCTGGATTTATTAATGCTGCAAATATAGTAGGTGCGTCAGTATCTATACCATATTGTGTTCTAAATAAATTTTCTACTTGAGGAATATTATCAATAACACCTTCATATACTATATCAATTCTTTGTTGAAATTCATCAGGAGATGTTTCTCCAGTAACTAATTGTTCAAATTGTTTTTTAAAATCTTCTGTATTAGTAATACCTATTTCTCTTAAAGTTTCTTTATATGAAGCTATAGCTGCCATAGCCTCTACTTCAGATTTAATTAAAGTTCCATCTTTTCTCTTAAGAAATCCAAACTCAGCTTCCCATTCTGATGAATTTCTTGTTTCTGCTAATGCTAAATCTTGCTTACCAAATTTGACCCATGCTCTTGCATATGCTTTCATTACTGGTTCTGGGAACCATGAGAACAATGCTTTTGCAGTTTCAATACCTACGTCATATCTTGCATCAGATATATCAGTTGCTGAAGAAGGACTTTCACTTCCAGATGTATCATATACTGAACCTCCACCTGCACCAGTATTACCTTCAAATAAAGTAACAGGATTTAATGAATACCCTTGTCTTAATACTCTATCTAAATCTTTTTGATTAAATACTCTTTCACCACCAGATGGAGCATCACCTCTATATACTGGTATTCCTGACTTAAATTCTGCTTCTGAATAAGTTGCCATTACCATTTCTCCAAATAGTTACGTGTTTTAATAACACCATAATTAAATCCACTTCCGATATCGCTAGCTAAATCATTCATAGTTTTTTCATATCCTCTATCTAAACCTATTTCTCTAAATATCTTATCAGCTTGTACTGAATCATTAGTCTGTATTGCTTTCAAAACATCTACATCATCTCTTTCAGGAGTAATTCCCCAAATACTATTTGCTTTCTGTGAATAAGTATTCCAAATACTTGCCCAAGAAACTTCTCTATCGTACATACCAAATAGAACTTGTTTCTCATCTTTAAATTTTTCAATCAATTCAGCTTTATAATTAGGATTAGCTCTTATTTTTCCTGCTTCTTCAGCTATATCAAAATCTCCATGAGCGCTCCAAGGAAGCCACTTATTCATTAAATCAAGTACAATATCTTCATTTGTAGTAGTCATTTGTCTATCAGGGTCTAGCATTGCTGCTAATTCTGAATCCATAGATGTCTCTCTACCTGGAGCATATTCGTCTGTAGCAAATCTAATTTGTTGTGCCATATAAACTTCATCCCATTTTTGACTTGTAACTTGTTCAGCTATCCATCTAATTGTACTTTCTGATAATGAACCACCACTAGCTGCAAGTCTTTCTCTAACAACAGCTACATTACTTTCTATTTTTCTTCCATATCCAGTTGGATTAGACCATTCTTCAAATGAAGCTAATATTTGTTCCTCTGAGTAATCGTAATCTATTAATATTTGTCTCCAAGTATTCATATGTTTTGCGCCAGTAATTGCAACACCAGTACCATCTTCAGTTAAAAATGAACCATTTTCTGCATATATTTCATCTAACATAGCTAGAAATCTAGGGTCATTAATAAAAGGTGTATTAGATAAAAAAGTTCTAATATCGTCATAGAATGATTTAATTGCTTCTGGACTTACTTCAGCTCCTAACTCTTTCCAGCTTCCTGCATGAACCCAACCAGTACCACCTATATCTTTATAATCTATATGTTTAAAATCTTCTTGTTTAAAAAAGTTACCTTCTGTTACGTATTCTAAATCTTCTGGTGGAACTGACCATGTCATAGTTATACCTGTTTCAGGATTTGTATATACAATAAGATAACTAAAGTTAGCTTCTGTTAACGGGTCTTCTATTTCATCTAATGCTTTAGGAACTATTACTCCATTTTCATCAACATATGAATTACCAACAACATAAACCTCAGCTCCTTCATAGCCATGTATTACTTCAAATCCATTATCTTCAGTTGTCATTATTTATATCCTTCATCCATCCATATACTTCATTTCTAGGCATAGTACCATAAGCATCATAAGTAGGCTTAGGCATAGTCCCATATGGTTTCCATTTTTGATATTTTTTTACAGCTTGAGCAGTAGGAGAGTATTGTTCATACTCTAAAATCTTTTCTATAGCTCTTTCTTTATAAGGTCTATCATCTTCTTCTACTCCAGGAACTCCTAACTTAGCTGCAAGTGTTTCCATAGCAGGGTCTCCAACTGCTGACAGTAATAACCCTATTTCATATATATCTAATATATCTATTCCACCAATTAATAATCTTCCTATTTTTGCTTTTAAAACTTTAGCTAAATTTTGATTTCCTACTTTATCCAGTATTTCTTGTGCTGCTTCATTTTGATATTGTTTATTAGCCAAAGTAACCTCATCGGTTTCATTAATAGATAATGCCATATCATCATCTAAACCACCTGTTGCAGCTCTATCTGTATTTTCGTTAAGCCATTCTCTAGCTGATAAAGATAAATCATCGGTATCACCAACATCTACAAATGATTGAGCTACATCTGTTTTATAATCATTTAATAATCTTTCAATCTGGTCTAAGGTCATAGTTTTAGTATCAGTAATATAATCTCTACCATATTTTTCTCCATACCATTCTGATAGCTCTTCAAATGTTATTCCTGCCATATGCTTATCAAAAGCAGAAGAAAGAGGCATATCAGGAGAACCTTCTAAATCAGAAACTATATCCCCAACATTTATTCTACTTCCTACTTCTTCTCCCATTTTATTAAAATTAAAATCTGGTTGTCCATCAGCTAATCTTTTTTTAGAAACTTCTTGCATAAATTTAATATTTCTTTTTATATCATCTAAAACTTTATTATCTAATTTATTAACTAATTCTTTATCAACTCCCAATTCTTTTGCAGCATCGGCAATCCATTCACTATGTCCAAATGCAATATCAGTAGTAACAATATCATCCATAGATACCCACTTATGACTTAAAGCATCATCTGCTGCTACAGCTTGAAATGAGTCATCAACTATATACATTTTTCCATGAACATCTACTCCATTAGTAGCTCTAACATCCCAGCTATGTCTATCTAATTTAGGTTCTAAATCATGAACTACAACAATATCATCAGCAGTCATACCTACTTCTTCTAATGCTTCTCTACCAATAAAGCTATCTCCAGCTGGGTCCATAGCTTCTTTAATACCACCAGGTAGAGCTAATCCACCTTGATGTGGACCACGTTTTCTAGTAATTAAAAGAACATCATACGTAATAGGGGTACCTATACCACCTGGTTGATTAGGTCTTAATATAATTGCATCACCAGTTACTGGTTTTCCTTTTGCATTAAACTTGTCATATACGTATTCGTTAGTTACTTCATTAATTTCATCAGAAAAATCTGGATTAAAATACGGGTCTTCTTTAGGGTCTCTAGCCATATCTACCACTTCCTAACAATTTAATAAATCTAATAGTATCAGATTGTTGTTTACTTATTTCTTGTTGAGTCTTTCTTGCTTCAATAGGTGTTTTATATTCTTCTTCAAAATCTTTAGATACTTCTGCTGCAATTTCTTCTGGAGTATCAGGTTGTAATAATGGTGTCATATCAACATCTCCACCTTTAATAATATTATCAAGGTAGTAGTTTTCTTCATCTTGCATATCAACTTTATCTAAGTAGCTTTGCCATAAACTAGAATACTTTCTAGCATTATTCGTAGCCCAAATATCTAATTCTCTTTCAGTAGGTTTTCTACCTAATCTTTGTTCAAACATCTCTTCTATTGTCTCTTCAATAAGAGTTTGTGAAGGAATATTCATAGACATTGTTAATTGACCTAAGAAATCTTTCTTGGCTTTCTTTCTTTCCCAATCTTTTTGAGCAACTGCATCTTTTGAAAAATCTTCAAGAGCTTTCTCAAAAAAATAAAATTGTGCTTTTTGTTTAGTACTTAAAGGAGACATTCCATAAAATTCATTATCTGGATTTGCTTCATCCCATAAATCTGAATATTTTTTTTGAACTAATACTTTTTCAAGGTCTATTTCATTTCCTTCATCATCGTACAGATAAGTTTTATTTGCATAATCTATTACTCCATAAAGAAATCCTTCTAAAACTTCTCCATATTGTCCTGATTCTAAATCAAAATTTTCTCTATCCATAAATGGAATTGCAGATAGTATTTCTTTTTGTAATTGTCCTATTAATTCAGGAGATAAACCTCTAAATATATTTACAAAATTATCTCCCATAATATTTGGAAGTTCTTTAGTTAATCCAGTAGATGGGTCATAAACTAATCTTGGTATATATTCTCTTTCATCAGGAAATGACTCCTCACCTTGTCCAGGTGTAGGTTTAGAAGTACCAGCGCCATCATCAGTTTGACCCATTTCACTAGGTGGAATCTCAGGTCGTCCAGAATCTCCTCCACCTTCTAAAAGTCCAAAAGGGTCTTCTACACCAGAAGCTTGTTCTATAGCGTCACTTAATGCCCAAATATCATTTGCTTGAACAGCTGCAACAATTACTTCTTGATATGGACCTAAATATTGTGTATTTAAATATGAAGATGGATTAGATAAAAATTCATCTACTGTAAGATTAGTAACTCCAGTTTTTGTTATATCTTGTAAAGCTTCTTCAACTGTCATTGTCTAGCTCCTACTGCATTTAATATTTCAATATCATCAGCGAATGCTCTTGAGAACACTCCTAACCAAATATATTGAAAGTCTGGATACATTTTACCAACTTCTATAGCTCTTTGTGCTAATCCAATTCTAATAGCTATTGCTTTTCTATCAGCACTTGATAAAAACCAATAAGGGTTTTTTGAATCAGAATATTTTTCTGATGCTCTTTTTGCTTCATTCCAATCTTTTATAAACAAATTAACGCCTTTTCCTGCCTCCGTAGTTAATACAAATTTATTACCAATCCATTTGTTTTCAATTTCTTGTATCAATGTCATGGTCTTAGGTCTTTCTAAAACCCCGTATTCATTATTATAACCAGGTAATTCGAGCTGTAATTCATATCTATAATTTCTTTTATGAAAATCTTTTTCATTAGCAGACATACCTCTTATTGCATCTACACGTTTTGAATAGTTTTGATACCTAAAGAAACCTATAGAGTCATTAACTTGCATCTTAAATTGTTCTGGTGATAGCTGTTCTATGTCACCTTTATTGTAAGCTGCAAATCTTGCACTAAAGTCTGCTTCATCATTAGGATTATCAGGCATTAAATAATATCCTGTAGTTTTAAAGTCTTTCATTATTTGTTTATTTTTTTCTTGGAACTCAATTGCTTTAGAAGTAAGTGGTTCTTTTCCACCTTTTGCTTGAGTCTTCGGTGCAGTTAACCAAGGATGTTCAATACCATAAGTATTAACAAATACTTCAAATGCTCTATCATCATCAAAATTATATTCTTCTAATGTATTTCTATATTCATCAGCTAATATTTGTGCAGCCCACCATTTACCTTGATTATCTTCAATTTCAAATCTAGGTGTCCAACCAGTAGGTAATACCATTTGACTTAAAGCTCTTATAAGAAACATATTTCTAGCTTTATCTTTAGAGTACATTAATACTGCTTCTGCTATTTGGTCTGCTGTTGCATCTTCTTTATTAACATTTATATAGTCATCATCATTCAATCCCATAAATCCACCATCTTTAAAGTATTGGTCTAACTTACCTAATTCATATAATTGAATATCGCTTTCTGTAGCCATAATGTATCTATAAATATCATTAGTTGAAGATGCTCTCATCTGTGAAAATCTATTTTGACCTTCAGGATTTGAGAAAGCTGCAACTACTTTTTGTAACCAAGAAGGAAGTGGTACTGCTGCTTGAGTTGCTGTAGGTGGACCAAAGTCACCATATAATATATTTCTTACTTCATTTCCTATACCCCATCTAGGTAATACTTTATCTAATGCAAAACCTATCCATGGTACAGTTCCTGGAAACATATTCTGAGATAACATATTTACACCTTTAACATAACCAGCAGGTTGTACGTTTACTCCCAAACCTGTTTCTACACCGAAAAGCAATGAGTTAAGTAAATAGTCACCTGGATAAACAAACATCTCTTCACCTGAACCATTTGGGTCTGGATGAAAGAAACCTTTTCCTGATGGACCATCTAAGCTAACATCATTTGCACCTCTAACTCTTTGTTGTCCCTGTCTAACAACATAAGGATTTTCTGCTATTAATTTGCCCCAAGTTGTTGCTAACTCAAACCATACCTCTGGGAATGGAAATACATTTCTTGTTATATCTGATATTAAATGTTTTTTAGATACATCATACAAAATTGATTTAGTTGCTGCTAGTCCATATGCCTTAGCAGTATTATTTACTACATCAAAATCATAAAGTAGATTATTGTACTTCTTTTGATTTCTATGTGTTTCTACTAAGTTAGCAATATATTTCTGAGGCACTCCAGATTGTTTTGCTTCACCAATATAATGCTTTTGCATTTTTCTACTCATGTTAGAGAAGTTATTTTGTATCCATAACCATCTATTTTGTTTAAATACAGCTGAACGGCTTAAGTAGTTATCTGGTTTAGTAAATAAAAATTCAAATAAAAAGTTTACTGCTTTATCATATGTTTTACCCATATATGCAGCATCAGTTCTATTAGCTTTAATAACACCAAACTCTGTACCTTGTTTAATAAAATCATCATCTAATGATTTATATATTGTTTTTAATTGTTCTTTTGATAAATCTTTATCTAGATTTCTAATAAAATCAATACTTTCTTCTTTGCCATTTCTTTTAACTTTCAACTCCCCACTAGCAATAGCTTCTCTTAATTGATTACTAGCCTTGTCTCCAATTGCAATATTATCTAATTGCCATGTAGTAGTACCATCCTCATTTATGATGTAATGCTTTCCTTCTGTTACAGTCATATCTCCAGTTTTAATTCTTATACGTCCTTCAACAGATTGTAGATATTGTTTCATAACATCAACATCATCAACAATATCTCCTATATTTGCACGACCTAAATTTTTAATTCTTTGTCTTAAAGCCCTTTGTTCTTTAGCTGCAAACCATTCTATTAATTCATCTCCATACCCTAGTCTTGCAACTTCTCTAGCGACTTCATCATTTCTAAGTAATGATAGTTCAAGAAATACTCCAGGTATATATCCTTCTTGTCCTGGTTTTAGTTTAATATAATCCTGTCCAACACTTCTTCTACCAGCATCACCCATTATTCCACCTGCACCATATCCACCAGATAGAACTTGTTTAGCTTCTCTACTTTCCATTAATTTTGAAGAGTCTTTGCCATTACCCCAAACTTGTTTGATACCAAATAACTTTTCACTTTGATTATGTGATTTAACCCACATAATATAATCAAGTGGATGAGAAAACATATTATCTAATCCAGCAACCCACAAACGTGCTTGTTGTTCTAATCCAACTCTAACAAACCAAGCAAATCTTAATAAGACTGCAGGTTTAAATACTTTTTGTGTATAACCATCAAGTAACTTTGTATATGCATCAGTACCTACTTCTTTAGTAGGAACTTTTATAAAACTAAATCCAGCATCATATGCGCTATCATCTCCCCAAAATTTTGCAAATTTCTTTAATTCATCTTTATGAAAATTCCATGTACTCTTAATAAGACCTTCATAATCATCTGCTCCATAATGTTTGAATACAGGACTTAAAGCTCTATTAATTTCTCTGTAATCTACAAATGGTACAAACTGTTGACTTGTTTCAGAAAGTAAATGAAATGTAGGTACAGGTATTTTAATAGGCAAACCATCAGGACCATATTCTGCAATCTCTTCTACTACACCTGTACTAAAATTCATATGCTTACCTGTTTGGTCTATAAAGTATTGTCTTACATCATCACTATCATTAAATACTTTTCTACCTGCAAATTTAATTGCTTCAACATCTCCACCTTTAGCTTCAACATATTTCAAATCATCTAAATGTAATTCATAAGATAGCTTCGCCATAGCTTCAACATCATCAACATTTGTGTTTACTATTCTTTCTAACCAAGGATTAATTTCTCTAGCAGTTCTACCAGTAGCTGCTAAATAGTTATATAAATTAACAAATGCATGGTTAGAATCACCTATAGCCATACCTAATTCAGGTATTAATTGAATATTCTTAGGAGGGTTTTTCCAGTTAGATTTAAATGTAGCTGCTGGTCCAAATAAAGAATCAAAGTTATCAACTTTAGCTCCACCTTTAATTGGACTTCCTAGTCTCATTCCTCCTCTTCTTAAGCCACCACCTAAATAACTTCCTAAACTTCTATATGCAGCATCTTCTTTTCCTAAAGCGGATAAAGCTCTGCCACCAAGTTTTCCTGATTTAGTAAGTTCTTTACCTTTAGCTGCAACACCTCTAAGTATTGTATTAATTACGGCTGATTGTTTTCCAGGTAAACTATCTATAACTCCCAGTTCTAATGCCTCAAGAAGAATTTTTCTTATTTTATTTGCATTACCACTTGCATCTATAAACATTTTAGAAAATTTATTTCCGTCATCCATTTCAAATAAAATATTCAAACCAGGAGTTCCTTGTAATCTTGCAAGTAATTCATCTTTAGGAATTTCTGCTATACCATCTACAATTTTTCTACCCCAAGGAGAATCTATTAAACTTCTAGCATCATTTTTTAATATAGAACTTCTAGTTGCACCTTTCATAAAGAACTGTTCTCTCTTAAGTTGTTGAGCTACTTTAAGTCTTGTTCTAATATCACTTGCATCTACTAAAGCTTCTTTCTTCATTGCTTTACCTTGTTGAATTAATGCACCATCTCCTCGTGCATAACCTTTAGCAAGTAATTTTGTGCCTTCAGCAGCTAATTCTTTTTTATAACTATTAACTGATTTAAATAATTGTGGACCTTTACCCCAGTAATCATTCATCCATTTAATTCTTCCAGCAACATCTTCATCAGTAAACTTTGTAATTTTAGTCGCCATATCTGCTGGAGTAGTAAAGAATTTTTTAATTGCACCTACACCTAATTCAGAAGCTAAGTTAACTCCACCATCTATTAAACCTGATAAAACATTGTATCTTTTTGTTCCAGGTTCAAAGACTTCTGATGCAGCAACTCTCCCTGCAGAATAAGGTAACAATCTAGGTTGAGGTTTTTTCATATTCTTTCCAAAACCTAATGTATCAGTAAAAAGAGATGTACCTGGAATAGCTTGACCATGAATATACATTTGGTCATTAGCTTTTGTTTCCCATAGTTCTAAAACTTTATCAGACCTAAAATTGGTATCTCTACCTGCATAAAATAAAATCTTATTTGGATTTAATACAGATGTATAATTTAATGTTCCTGTGTAAGCATCAAACTTAATAGGTTTACCCATCTTTTTATAAAATATATCTGCTGCTTCTTTCTCTGTATACCCCATAATTCTTAATCTTTGATATTCAGGAGACTCTTCAGCAGCTATACTTTCAAATAAAAATTTTCTATTTCTATCAAAGTTTACTGCTTCTCCACTAAAGGCAGCACTTGCTGCAGCATAGAATTGATTCTCTCCACCCATTTCCCATGCTGTATCCCACATCTTAATCCACTCATCTAATTCTCCTACTAAACCTTTATCAGTACCTATGTTTGGTATATCAGCATTCATTACATGCATATTTATACTTTGTTGTGCTTGTTCTCTAGTAAACCCTTCTTCTAGATATTTATCATATAAATTTAATGCTTGAGTATATTTCCAAACTCTGTATGTTTTTCTTACAGCTTCTCCCATACCTTCCCAAGCTAACAATCCCCAGACACCATATTGGACAGCAAATGGTTTCGCACCACCTGGCGCTAGACCAAAAGATAAAAAGTTAGCTACTGCATTAGCTCCACTATCTTGACCTTTCCAGCTTCCCATTCTCATGTCATCTGGTGCTGATAAATATTTACTTACTTGTGAAGGAAGTTTAATTCCTAATATATTTTTACCAGTAATTAATTGCCCTCTAAATAATCCTGAAGGATTTGTTTTTCTACGATACTTAATATTGTCTGGATTATTATGTGTTTCTCTAGCTTTTTGCCAATCTCTATCTTCTTGTGCAGTTGTTGGAGAATCATAGCCTGAAGGTAAGTTTGAGTCATCACCTTTTAATTGTTTTACTGAATAAGCATCAGCAATATCTGCAATTGCTTTTTCAGCAGCAGCTCTACCACCAACAGGTAATGTCATTGCTAATGTACCAACTATTGTTTTACTTAAGTTTGGATATTTTCTAGTTATATCTATTACGTTATCAATCCACCAAGGATTTTCATTTATTGCTTTTTTTGCAGTATCAAATTTCTGTTGATTCGATGCAATATAATGCATCATCCTTGCTTCTTGAGCTGGGTCTTCTATCCACATTATTATTGACTATCTGTATTAATTAACTCAGCTATTAGTGGGTGTGGATTAATTGCATACATTGCTTGTAATAACACATTCTTATCATTCTGTAATTGATTAACACTACCTTTACCTGGACCTATTGGAGCGCCTTCTGTTAATGGTTCTCCAGGTCTATTAGTAGGAGCAAATATATTTGCGGCTTGACCAGCTGCTGGATTTGGAGCGCCACCAAGTGGAGCTGCTTGTTGTTGTTCTGTTAAAGCTTTTTGTTCTCCATGTGCAACATCAGGCATTCTTACAACTGGTTGTTTTCCATCTGTTCTTTTACTTAGTGAACCAGGTCCACTTACAGCTGCAGGTTTACTTGGTTTCCTATAGCCACCTCTATTAGAACGTTTCTTCGCCATAATATCTATCCTCGCTTATTAATACAAATATTCCAGGTTTAATTGGAACAACTTTAAACACACTTAATATTGAGTTCATATCTATAACTTCTTCATCTGTAAACTCTATATTTCCTATGTCACCAAATTCTTCAGTCATAATATCCCAGAACTCGTGATTAATGTCTTCTTCCATTATCCTCCTAATGCCTGAGCTATTGAAGGCGGTGGTCCTACTGGAGCTTGTGCTGCCATTTGTTGTTGAATCATCGCTTCTTGTTCAGGAGTCATTTGTGGTTCTTCTGGTGTATAAAATTGTTTTAATATTTCTGTCATATCGTTTGGATATTCATATATAGCTATAACAGCCATAGTTGCTGCAGGGTCTCCTTCAGCACTTCTAGCAAGTACAGATTCAAATAAAACATTTTCTGCTTTGTTCTTTCTTATACGTTCTTGTACTTTAGCTATATTATCAAGACCATCAATATTATCTTGTAAGGTCTCTACGTCTATAACACCTGCTTGTAGTAATTGCAAACCAGTAACAATCTTTTGTGGTTCATCAAAACCAGCCATAACACCATATACACGTCTTGTTCTGTAGTCACCACCAATATCAGATAATGGTTTATAATTCTCTGAGAAAGCAGAACCATTAATAAATCCTGCCATTGGTTTACTCATTATCTCTGTTTGAATACTTAATAATTCATCAAGCTCTAATCTTTTTTCGTCCATTTCAATTAGACCATGTTTAATTACTTCTCTATATTCATTTATCATTAATGACATAGATGCATTTAATTCTTGAACTCCAGCACCAGTAGTCCAACTAGAAGGAGCTTGAGCGTCATCAGTTACTGGATAACCACCAACTAATCTAAGTTGTCTTTCTAATCTATCTACTTGTTGAAATAATTGATAAGGGATATTGTTCTGTGGTTTAGATACCTGAGTACCAGGAGCAAGATAGTTAATTGCAAATCTACCTTTTCTATATTGTCCTGATTCAAGTTCACCAGATATATTAGTTTCAGTAAATACTGAATCTTCCATAGCTATTGCTGACATGATATTAATCTTTGCCATCATTCCCATCAAACCTATAACATGGTCATACTGACCTTTAAGTTCATCAAAGGAAAGTCTCTTCATAAATACAAAAGGAGGTGTACTTAAATAATTAGGAATAAAATCTAAGATAATTTTCTTTTCAGGGAATACTACATAAGTACCACCTTGGTCATAATATTCAACTACCCTTACTCCTTGACCAGTATTATCTTCCCAATTCTTTCCACTACCAGTATCAATGTTGACACCTATATTATTTGTATAATGTTGATTTCCTGAAGATTCATCTTCATCTGGATTTAATATATCTTTTGCATATTCAGGATATATCTGAGCTAATTTATATCTAGGTACTCTTCTTAAAACAGCTAACTCTCTTGGTTGTTGGTCAGGTCCATAGTTTCCAGGGAAGGTATCGTATGGGTCTCTTAATTCTGCACAAGGATATACATAACCATTTTTGTCAGTCTTAGTTGTTATAATCCAAGCACAGTATCCATAACCAGGTAACCATCTAGCTGCTTGTCCTAATTGTAAAGTTAAATTTTGTTTTTCATCATAAGATGTAATAATACGTTCTAGCTTCTCTGCTCTAATTTTTGACCTATCTGAAGTATTGAAATTATTTATATCTACTCTAACTTGAGGTATACCCGATATTTTCTGTGCGAGTCTATCAATACCTGATTGAAGCATATTAGGAGCTGGTAATAAATCAGCATCTGAAGTTTCCATCTTATTTCCAAGTAATGCTTTTATACCGTCAGCACCACCATTCATAATAGCTTTAATTCTAGCTTTCTGCATTTGCCTTACTTTTGTAGGCTTGCCTGAAACTAGCTGTACAGCATTATCAACTATCTCTTGATAATTTTTTATGTCTAAATTTTCTATTCCCATAATGGTGAATCTATATCACTAGGTTGAAAATCAGTATAACTTGGTTCATATTCTATACCTGCCTCAGCCATTCTTTCTTTTGTCATTCTTCTAAATACTTTCATTGGAAACCACCCTGCCATAACTATATCAGTTTTTTCCTTATTTCGCTGTGAAACAGGCTTTCCATCAAAATATAACAATTGTGTTCTATAAGCATTTATCTTAGCAATACTTTCAGGACTTCCTGTAGGTAAATGAACTTTTCTATTTTCAAAGAGTTGTGCCATAGCACCAACACCATACATAGGGTCATGTTTATTTTTTCCTGTTAAGTGTCCTTGAATTAATATTCCACTATTCAAACTAAATTCTTTTATTCCATCATCTTGTCTAATAGCAGTTTGGAAACCATTCTCTTCTACTATCCAATGTAGTAAATCATATTGTTGTAACCAATCAGACATAATGTTTAGTGCTGCTTTAACTCCACCACCTTGTCTATTTTCTACATCTATTAAATAAAGTTCTCCTCTTATAACATCGATACCCCAGAGAACTGCTGCTTGGTAACCTGATGATGCTGGGTCTAATCCAGCTACTAGATATAAATTAGGATGAGTATATCCTACTTCTAAATCTGGTCTCATACATTGGTCAATCATGTCCATAGTAAATATCTGTGTACCTTCTACATATGCTTGGTTGTAATAAACCATTTCAAATATCTGTCTACCACCAGTTGTCTCTGCTGCTTTCATTCTTGACAT